AGCCGGCGGGTTTTTGTATCGGTTTCGTATAGGGGGGGCAACACGTATCGCGGGGCAGCCGCCGGCTGGGTGCGAAAAGACGACGGCGCATTGTTCGTTTTGTGGTAACCAGGTAATCTACAAACCCACTTTTGACACGCGAATATACTACCGATGGAACACTCGAAACACACCCCAACATAGGAGGGGAATTCACTGCGATGGCAAAGAAGCGACTGACAATCCGAGACCGCATTAAAGACTTCCGCCGGGTGAAGGCGTCCGAGATCTTCGCCTCGCCGCACAACTGGCGAACCCATCCCCAGGCCCAACAGGACGCCTTGCGTGGGATCCTCGAAGACGTGGGCTATGCCGACGCCTTGCTGGCCCGCGAGCTACCGGACGGGACGCTGGAGCTTGTCGACGGGCACCTTCGCAAGGAGACGACGCCCGACCAAGAGGTTCCGGTCCTGGTGCTGGACATCGATGAGGACGAGGCGAAGAAACTTCTGACCGTGATCGACCCGTTGGGGGCGATGGCAGAGGCGAATACCGACGCCCTGGGTTCGTTGCTGGCCGAGATCGGGACCGAGTCCGATGCTCTGCAGGCGATGTTGGACGGGCTCTCCGGTGACAACGGAGAGCCCGGTTCTGAATCTGCAATTAAATCTCTTGACCTAAGCGTAGCACCCGCGATGTCTTGGGCGCTGATTGGAGTGCCGCTCGACAAGTACGGAGACATTAACGAACTGGTTGAACGTATCGCTGAAATGCCCGACGCAATCGTGGAGGTTGTTGCAAGTGACAAACTCGCAAATTGACAATTCGCACCGTGATGCCAAGCTGATGCTTCGGCGATACATGCTCGATAAATATCACAGTGGCACGCCGTTCCGGGTGTTCGATTGCTGTCAAGGCGGAGGCGTCCTTTGGCAGTGCTTGCGAGAGGAATACGATGTTGCGGCATACTGGGGCGTTGACGTGAAACCACAGCGAGGGCGACTGAAAATTGATAGTCGCAGGCTCATGGCTTCCATCGCCGACCGAAACGTTGTTGACATCGACACCTACGGCAATCCGTGGCAGCATTGGCTTCGGCTGCTGCCGCACATCAGGCAGTCAACGACCGTATTTCTGACGCTTGGCCAACGACGGGGCATGACAAACCAGACAAAAGAGGTAATAGAGGCAATAGGGCTTGGCCAATTCTATAAAAAGGCTCCCATCTCGCTTTTATCGCGAATGGGTCAAATCGCCGTAAGTCGGCTGTTGACAAAGGGTTGCGACTATGGTCTAATTGCCATTGAGGCAATCGAGGCGGTGGCGGGTCCTACCGCTCGATATTTCGCAGTTCGCCTCTGTCCAGATAGCGGAACGGCCGGGAGTCAGCCCGGCCGCCCTAAACACACCCAAGCTGAAAAGGAGCCTGAGAATGTCTGAAATCAAGTCTACGCGAATTGCCGGCACAAAGGAATGGGCGTCGGAAAGCGCCAATATCATCCTTGGTTGCGAGCATCGCTGCCGGTACTGCTACGCGAGGGCAAACGCCCTTCGCCGCAAGCAGATCCCTAACCATGATGTGTGGGGCACTGAGTACAATCGCGTGCGCCCTCAGGAGGTGCGTAAGCGGCGGAAGCTACTCGACGGCACGGTCATGTTTCCGACAACCCACGACATCACACCAGAGCATCTCGACGCTTGCCTGACGGTCATCGAGAATCTCTTGGTGGCTGGCAATCGGGTACTGCTCGTGTCTAAGCCTCACCTTGCTTGCGTGCAAGCGATATGCGGCTTATTTCCGGCGTATCGCGAGCAGATTCTCTTTCGTTTTTCAATCGGCGGTGTGGACGATTCGGTACTTTCGTACTGGGAGCCTGGCGCGCCGTCATTTGCTGAACGTATCGCCAGTCTCTCGCATGCCTTTCGGGCCGGGTACGCCACGAGCGTTTCTGCGGAACCGCTATTACAGGCGAATAAGGCCGTCGAGTTGGTGAAACTCGTCTCGCCATGGGTGACTGACTCAGTCTGGATCGGCAAGATGAATGGCATCCACCATCGCGTAATTCCAGGAACCGACCCGTTGGCCATTCATGCCATCGAAACAGGTCAGACCGACAACGCGGTTCGCGCAGTCTATGAGTCATTACAATGCTTCCCGCTAGTGAAATGGAAGGAATCTTATAAGTGTGTCGTGGGCATCCCGCTCGCTGAACATGCTGGACTCGACATATAACACGACCAGCATCTTGCCAATCCAGCCGACGGGCCTCTGGCAAGACATGCAAACAAAAGGCAGTGCGGTGCCGCAATATCGCGCTGCCTTTTTGTTTGCGCTGCTCTCCACGAAACCGAATAGGTTAACCATTGGGAAATGGGGCCCAAGACCAACGCCGACGCCTCTTCTGAATCTCGTAGGATCACGCGAGCCCCGGCGGAACCGTCGCAACGAACCGAAGCCCAAGGAGGGCAAATCATAATGGGAAAACGCGGACCAAGACCAACGCCGACACCCATGCTTAAACTCGTGGGCTCACGCGCCGTTGAAAAACGTCGCAACGAACCGAAGCCCAAGGACGGCAAACCGATCAAGCCGCAATGGCTCAAGGGCGCGGCGACCAAAGTCTGGCCCAAGGTCATCGCACAACTTGACGACATGGGTGTGCTGACGAAAGCCGATGGCTCGGCGATTGCCCGGTACTGTAAACTGCTTGTCCGGTGGGTCGACAATACGGCGTTCCTCGAAAAGTACGGCGAGACCTACCCGATCAAGGACAAGGACGGAAGCATCAAGTGCATGATGCCGTTTCCTCAAGTCGCGATCGTCAACCAACTATCAAACCAAATCCTCCGCCTAGAACAAGAGTTCGGGCTGACCCCGTCGAGCCGCGCCAGTCTCAACGTCGAAACTGCAAGCAACACCCCGAAAGTCGCAAGTCGACAACGCAACGCCTAACCCATGATCGACGCCCTCACTAAATCCTGGATCCGCAACGAAGCCGACGCGAAAGCAGCGGCCAACGGCTGCCGGTTCGATCTGGACAGCGCGTGCTGGACGGTTTGGTGGATTGAACGCTATTGCCGACTCTACGAGGGTTCCCGCTGGGCCGGCACACCGCTGATTCTGCGTGGCGCACCGTCAATGACGACGGACGTTATTCTCGACGACTGGGACAAAGGTGGTCGGGAACTGTCAATCGAGCGAGCCCACACATACATGGAATGTGTGGGCGCCGGGGAGGTGTGTGACTGGCAGTATGAGGTCGTCATTAGGATCTTCGGCTGGGTTCGATATTCCGAGGACTGGGGGCGCGAGGTCCGGAGGTTCCGCAAGGGCGGGATCTGGGTCCCAAAGAAAAACAAGAAGGCGTTGGCACTCGACACGTTGCTTCCGACGCCGACGGGGTGGACGACGATCGGCGAGGTGCAATCGGGCGATGAGTTGCTTGGTGCCGATGGTCACACCTGCCGGGTGACGCACGTTCATCCGGTTATCGTTGACGAGGAAAGCTACCTTATTACGTTCAGCAACGGCGAGAAGGTGAGGTGTAATGGGGAACACTTATGGAAGACTGCGGCTTTGCAGAGAGACGTGATACACACCCACGGACGTGGCAAGGCGTTTTGCGGCAATCAGTGGGCCGGACCCGGCGTTACGGAGACGTGGAGCCCCATTGACGTAAGGGCAACGCGAGATATTGCAGAGAGCGTTGCCCGCCGTGATGGTGCCGCCAATCACTCCATTGCTATGTCGCCGCCCGTGGAACTGCCAGATGCGTCACTACAGATTGACCCATACGTGCTCGGCGTGTGGCTGGGTGATGGGGACAGTGACGGAGCAAGGCTTACATGCCATGTCGACGATTACGGCCATTACCGCAGTGAGTTTGCGAGTGTGTGCGTGGAACTCAGGAAGTTTAATCGCAAGTCGGGTGCAAACGCTGGGCGATGCGGCATCGGACGCAAGTGGGGAAACACTCGCACGATTCTCCGGAGCATCGCTACACTAGACAACAAGCATATCCCGCGAAACTATCTGCGAGGCAGCATTCGCCAGCGGTTGGCGTTACTGCAAGGGCTGATGGATACCGACGGCTGCATCGACAAGACTGGAAAGTCCGTCACGTTTTGCGGTGCCAATAAACGGCTAGTTGACGGAGTGTCGGAGCTACTGTCCACGCTCGGAGTAAAGCACAGCGTTACCGAGCGGACAGCGAAGATCGACGGCGTTGATAAAGGCCCGTGTTGGTGGATTCTATTCACGGCGTTCCGTGATGTGCTGCCGGTGTTCCGCCTGCCCCGCAAACTAAAGAGAATGCGAGAGACAACCGACCTGCGAATGCGTCCACGCTCGACAACTGCGCAGATAGTCTCGGTTGAGCGAATCCAACCGATTCCCATGAGGTGCATCACCGTTGCCGCAGCCGACGGGATGTTCCTGTTCGGCAGGACGATGCTGCCGACGCACAATAGCCCGACACTTGCGGCTATCGGTATCCACCTGATAATGGGTGACGGTGAACAGGGGCAAAAGGTATTCCCAGCCGCAAAGAACGGTGCCCAGGTCCGCGAGAATGTCGGGCAACACGCGATCGAGATGATTCGAGCGTCGGAGGAATTAAACAGCGAGTGCGAAATCAATCTGTCACGCATGCGGATCACCCACCCGGAGAGTCGGTCTTACATGCAACCGCTGTCGTCTGGCAGCTCAAGGTCGATCGAGGCAAAGGAGGGGATCAACGGGTCGGTACTGATTGATGAAACGCACGTTGTCGATCGCGAGTTTATTGCCACGATCTCCCGGGCTGGCATTTCCAGGGCCGAGCCGTTGTTTCTGCAGTTCAGCACTGCCGGCAAAGATCCGGATAGTTACGGTAAAGAGGAGTTCGATTACGGTGAATCGAACAACCGTTCGGGTGACGACGAGGCGTATTTCTTTGCCTACTACGGTGCAGAGCAGACACTGACTGACGAGGCAATTGCAGCCGATCCCGAGGGGGTCCTCCGAGCCGCCAACCCCGCCTTGGGCCACACGGTCCACATGGCGGAGGCTCTTGCGGACTATCACGCCTCGAAAAAGGACAACCGACGCTTTGCCGATTTCAAAACGTACCGCCTGAACATCTGGCAGCGATCCGCGAACCCCTGGATCCGGATGGACGACTGGCAGGCGTGCGGTTCCGTCTTCACCGAAGGAAGCCTCTACGGTCAACCGTGCGGTGCCGGACTGGACCTCGGGCGCGTCGACGATATGTCGTCCCTGTCCCTCGTCTTCCCCGAGGATATGGCCGAATGGTCAAGGGCCGTCGCGGAGGTGAACGACAAGGGGCGAGAACAAGAGGACGACGGCGACACGGCGCAACCCGCACAACTCCTCGGGCAGCTCGAACAAAACGTCAAGGTGCTAACGTGGTACTGGCTCCCCGAAGCCGTCCTTGATCGTCGTGCGATTGACGCACCCTATGCCGAGTGGGCTCGTGACGGGCACCTTCGATTGACCGACACAACGAGTCAAAACACCGTCGACCCGGATGCGATCCTCGCAGACATCCGAATCCTATTAAAAAAGTTCGACGTCAAGATGTTCGCCTACGATCCATGGTACGCTATGCCGATCATCGGCGGGCTCAAGGACACCGACGGCTTCCGGGATGATTACTGCTGGCCGTTCGAGCAGACGAACAAGAACTTCGCGTTCCCGTCGATGGTATTCGAGCGGCTTGTGGTGTCCGGCAAGTTGCACCACAACCACAACCCGATCACTACCTGGCAAGCCGGTCACGTCCAGGTCAAGGAAGACACGAGCGGAAACATTCGGCCGGTGAAACCCAAACGGCAAAACGCAAAGAAGATCGACGGCATCGTGGCCACAATTCAGGCACTCGACGCGGCCATGCGACTAAAACACGCGGGCAGCGTCTACGAAAGGCGAGGACTGCTAACGGTATGAAGTGGATAAACACATCACGATTGACCAGGTGGACTCGCGACCTGGGCATGCTGACTGGGCTCGCGTTCCTTTGGCGTGGCCTCCACCTGGCGTGGCCGCCGCTGGCATGGATCGTTATTGGGTTGACGCTCTGCGGGCTGGCCGTCGCGTCGCTTTGGACGGAACCCAAGGCTCGAAAATAAAGGAACGCAATCATGCTCACGGAACTATTAGGCGGCGGGCTCAAGATGCTCAGCGGCCGTTCGGATACCGAGAACCCACAGCGGTGGTTCACGGACTTTATCAACGGCGGCAACACGACGTCGAGCGGTGAACATATCACCGAGAAGAACGCCTTGCGGGTAACGCCGGTCAAGTGTGCTATCAGCGTCCTTGCCGAGTCAATGCAGACGCTGCCGATCGAGATCATGCGGCAGAACCCGAAGAGCGGCACGCGGTCACGTGCAACCGACCACCCGGTCCAGGAACTCTTTTTCCGGCAGGTCAATGACGAAATGTCGTCGGCCGTCTGGAAGAATACGACCCAGATGCACCTCGGGCTCTGGGGGAATAGCTATTCGCGGATCGTGCGAACCATGCACAAGGATCGGTTGCCCGTCGGTCTGTCGTTATTGCCCGCCGAACCCGAACGCACCAAGCCCGTTCGTGGTGCCGACGGAAAGATACGGTACGAGATCCACGACGAACACGGGCGTCGAGGCGATGACGTCCCGGCGAAGGACATGCTCCACATGCCCTACCTGTCGCTCAATGGCGTGACCGGCCAATCCCCGATTCAATTGCTCCGCGAAGCGATAGGGGGCAATAAAGCGGCCGAGCGGTTCGCCAACGAGATGTTCAAAAACGGCGGGACACCGCAGGGGTTCTTCACACATCCCGGGGTACTGTCGGAGCCGGCGCACGCTCGCCTTAAAAAGGCACTGGCCGAGAACGCCGAGCACGGCAATCGGCACGGCACGCAAATTCTCGAAGAGGCGATGAGGTTCGAGCCGTCCGCCATGGAGCCGGAAAAGGTTCAGATGACCGAGGCGAGGCTGTTCCTCGTTACGGAAATCTGCCGAATCTACCGAATCACGCCACACCTCTTGCAGGACTTGACCCACGGGACGTTTACGAACGTCGCCGAGCTGGGCCGTCAGTTCATCACCTACACGATGATGCCGTGGATGAATCTTTGGTCCGGCGAGATCAATCGTAAGCTCTTGGAGCCGCCCTACTTCGCCCGTTTCAATCCGATGGAGTTCTTACGTGGCGATCCGGCGGAGCTTGCCGCCTGGCTCAAAACCATGTTCATGATCGGCGGTCTGTCAGTCAATGAGATTCGCGGCGACCAGGGGCAAGACCCATTGTCGGAGCCCAACGCCGACGAGCACTTTGTTCCGCTAAACATGGTGCCACTAAGCAAGGCGACCGACGCCGAGTGGGTCAAGGGTAAGGGCGGCGAGAACAACGACGAGAAACCTGGCGGCGTCCCCGGTGGCGACGGCGTCACGCCGAACGACGCGACGATGGCAGCGAAGCCAAGCACGGACGAGACGATAGCGTTGGCCAAGGTCGTTATCGACGATACGTTTCGCAGGATGAGCCGAATCGAGGCGAACGCGGCCAATCGCGCCGCTAGGCAGCCCGAGACGTTCACCGCGTCGCTCGACAAGTTCTGGCCGGCACATCGCGATCGGCTGATCGACGCCCTGACGTTGCCCATGAAGATCTTGGCATCGCTGCAAGGCTTTGTGAGCAACCCGACACTCGGTCCGCTGTCGGTCGACGACGAAATCGCCGCGTCCGCCGACGAACAGATCGAGCGGCATCACGCCGAACTACTGACCGCCGCCGAATGTAAACCGAGTGAACTGGCTGACCGGGTGGCGGCCGCCGTCGAATCATGGACCAGCAACTAAACCCCAATCCCTTATGGAGGTGCCGCTATGGCCACTGCCGAAATCCAATCCACCAAACCCACCGACGCGACCGACACGAAAGACTGGCTACGCGCCGGCAACGGTGCCCAAGCGATCGGCGTCGACCGCAAATCCGAAGTCATTCGAGGCGTGATTATCGCCCAAGAAGGCGTGTTTAAGTCCGAAGGCCGGGGCGAATTCGACCTGGACGCCCTGACGGTCATTGCCGACAAGGTCAACGCCTCGCCCAACGGTCTGAAATCCCGCCTTGCGCACCCTGACGACTCGAACGACGGGATTGGGAAGTTTCTCGGACGGGTCCGGAACGCCACGCTCGACGAAATCGGAACGCGGGAAGCCGAGGGCGAACTGAAGACTGACCGGATCGCCGTGGTCCGAGCTGACCTGCATATCGACCCGTCCAGCCACGAAACGCCGTCGGGTGATCTGGGCGGCTACATCATGGCCCTGGCCGAAAGCGATTCCGACGCCATGTCAACGTCCCTGGTCCTGCGGGCCGAGAAGACCTACCGACTCGACAAGCACGACCGGCCGCTCAGAGACGATGACGGCGACGAACTGCCCCCGCTATGGGACCCGACCCACCTCCACGCCCTGGATGTCGTCGACACCGGGGATGCCGTTGACGGGATGCTCAGCGCCGGCATCGAGGTCGACGTGCTGCCGAACGGTGTCGTCCATCGTGCCGAGGAACTCATGGGGCGTCAGTTCGCCGGGAAGTCTCGCGAGTTCGTGCAGTCACATTGCGAGGCGTGGCTGGGGCGATACCTGAGTCGACGGTACGGCGAGGCAGAAGCCCAGACGCCGGAACCCGAGGTGCCCGAGGATCCGCCCGCCTACGATCCCACGCGGGACCCGGCCGCGCTCCGACGGCGTGCCGAGGTCGAGGAGAACCAGCGGACCATTGACGGGATTGCTCAGCGTGGGGAGTGAGTTCACGACGCGGGCAATTCACAGGCAGGGCCAAAAAAACTTGTGAATTCCCATGAATTCACGTTGACAACTGAACATCCAGTTGGATAATACGGGCAGTCAAACAATTCACGCGAAGCCGTTGGCAGAGTTCCGACCCGTTGGTCGGCCAACCTGTCGACGGAACAACAGCGCAAAATCTCGCCGTTGCGAGTGCAGCCTGTTCGGTTGAATTCATTTCAATTCAGCCGGCAGTCAGCACCTGCAACGGCGAGATTCATTTCTTGGGTTGCTTCTCCTGGCTCCGGCGTAGCCAAGAGGAGGGCAATCATGCCCAAGACCGAAGCCCCCAAAAACTACGACGATCGATGTGATCGCCTCACCGACGTCAACGACGAAATGAGGGCGATGCTGGCCACCTCGGACGATGAGGATCGGAACCTCACCGCCGAGGAGGGCGATACGTTCAACGCACTCGGCAAGGAGTCCAAGGATCTGCGAAAACAGATTGCCGCCGACGAATTGCAAATGTCCCGCAAGCTCGCCGTTGACGCCGTTGACGATGAGTTGGGCGGCCCGCGATGGACGCCGCCCCGCGACAACCCGGACACGCCCGAGGCCCCGACCGCCGAGAGCCGGGAGCGTGGCCTGCGGGAAGCCCGGCAAGGCCGCTATTCCTTGCGGTATTTCAAGCCGTACAACCAGAGTCTGACCGCACGGCACGAAGCCGGCGACACCGCCTATAAGGCGGGCATGCTCTTCCTGGCCCGTTGCGGCACGGGTGCCTCCCGAGATTGGGCGTTGGCGAAATGTAAGGACCGTGACATCGACGTCGACTCGCTCGCTCCGTACATGGGCGAGGGTGGCAATTCCGAGGGAGGGTATCTTGTCCATCCGGAATTCGAGGCCACCCTGATCGACCACAAGGAGCAATACGGCGTCTACCAGCGCGATGCGTTCAAGATCCCGATGGGTTCGGACACGCTGACGATCCCGCGCCGGGCCGGCGGCACCACGGTCTATTACCCCGACGAAAACGCCGAAATCACCAGGTCGGCAATGTCGTTCGACAACGTCACGTTGACGGCGAAGAAATACGCCCAGTTGGCGCGATGGTCAACCGAACTGAACGAGGATTCGGTCATCGCCATGGCCGACATGCTCGTCGGCGAGATGGCCTACCAATTCGCCCTTGCCGAGGATACCAACGGGTTCATCGGCGACGGCACGAGCACCTACTGCTCGACCGTCGGCTTGCTGTTCAAGCTGGTCAACGCGGTCAACGGCATCACGCCGTCCGGGTCGGTCTCGACCGCCGTGTCCGGAAACACCACGGTCGCTACGCTGGACCTGGCCGACTGGGAAACGGCCGTCGGCTTGCTTCCGTCGTACGCGGAAGGGCGAGCCAAGTGGTACATGCACAAGACCGTCTTCTTTGGCGGTCCCGCCGCGCTCATGGACGCCGCCGGCGGAAATACCAGCGCCTTCCTGGCGTCTGGTGCCCCGCCCCGCTTCCTCGGCTACGACGTCGTGTTCACACAGGTCATGCCGACGTATGCTAACGTGACCGGAGGAACCGCCACGGCAGTCGTTTCGGTTCCCGCCGTTCTCGGTGATCTGGGAATGACCGGATACCTCGGCACGCGGCGCGGCATGACCGTTCGCACGAGCGATCAGCGATACATCGAATACGATCAGTTGGCCATCGCGGCAACGCAGCGGGTCGCGGTCAACAACGTGGTCGGCGACGCCGCCAGCCCGACCGGTGTCGCCGGGCCGATGGTTGCCCTGCAATGCGCCTCCAGCTAACCGAGGTGGTCGGCGTTTTACCTTCACATTTCATCGAAAAGGATATTTACCATGGTCCCCACAGGCCACAAAATTCTTCAAGTCGTGGCACCGCAGGCCCTCGTCGACAACACTTCGTGGACGACCACGGAAATCGACAGGCTCGGCTACGACTACGCGCAGGTCATCGTCAATATCGGCGCGCTCGACATCGCACTGACCGCCCTGAGTATGCAAGAATCCGATACGACCAGCAGCGGGTTTGCCAACATTACCGGACTGGTCTTCGGCACGTCCGTCAACAGCGCGGGCAGCACGTCGGATCTGCCGTCCGCCGACGACGACAACAAGATCTTCGTGTTCAACATCGACCTGCGCGGCCGCAAGCGATTCCTTGATCTGGTCGCGACGATCGACGACGGAAGCACGGGCGGCTACCTCAGCGCCGTGGTCGTCCTGTCCCGTGCCGAGACCGGACCGAACGCGGCCGCCGAATACGGTGCCTCGCAGGTCTTGCAGGTCCCGGCGTTCGTAGCCTAAATACCTTCGTGTCGCCGGCCCCGTCGTCGTCTTCGCACGGCGGCGGGGTTATACGGGGACGAACAGACTCGGAGGATACAAGCGATGAAAGTGCGACTACGCAAGCCGGTAGGCTACCGCAAGGTGGGGTCGGAACTTACGGTCGGCGACGGTGTCGGCGAACTGTGGATCCAGCAAGGCAAGGCCGAACGTGTCGAGAGTGCGCCGGTCGAGGCAATGGTTCCCGCCAAGCCGACGCGGGGCAATCGCGGTCAACCGAGGCGAGCCGGCGGCAAGAGTAAACCCGAAAAAGTCACGATGAGCTAGCGATGTACGAGCGGACCAAGGAACAACTGATAACGGCACCGACCATCGAGCCGGTTAGCGGCATCGAGGCGGCGAAACATTGCTACGTCACCTCGCACGACGATGATGCGTACCTTGCCGATCTCATTACCGCCGCCCGAATGCACGTCGAGGAAATCTGTTGGTCGGCACTTATCACGCAGACCTGGCAGTATTGGTTTGACCGGTTCGACAGCCGCTTGTTCGTTCCACGCCCTCCGCTGCAAACGATCGGATTCGTCAAGTACACGGCCGCCGATGGCACTTTGACGACAGTCGACTCCGCGGTCTATGAGACGAGCGCCGAACGGCAATTGCATTTCGTTCGGCTGGCGTATCAGCAAAGCTGGCCGTCCGCCCGTGGCCACGGCGACGACGTCACAATCCAGGCCGTCGTCGGCTACGGAGACGCCGCGACCGACGTGCCGATGCCGTTGCGTCAGGCGATCAAACTGTTGGTCGGCCACATGTACCGAGTTCGCGGAGACGAACCGCCGCAAGAGTTGCCGGCAGCCGTTAAGCCGCTACTGGCCCCCTACCGGATCAAAAAGGAGTCCTAAGTGTTCGACCGCGTTTGCGTGCTCAATCTCGATCGACGCCCCGACAGATGGGAAGCCTTCTGCGACGGACTCCCGCGCCCCTGGGTATGGCCGACGCCCGAACGTATTTCGGCGGTCGACGGCCTGACGGTCAACGTGCCGACGGCATGGCGATCCGGACCCGGTGGCTGGGGCTGTCGCGCATCACACCTGAAATTGTGGGAACAAGCGGCGGAGGAAAGCCACTCCCTGTTGATTTTTGAAGACGACTGCCTGTTCGCCGACCGGTTCGTCGAGCGTGCCGAGGCGTTCCTGCAAAACGTCCCCGACGACTGGCAGATGATCTATTTCGGCGGTGCCCATCGCCTGCCGCCCAGCGAAGTGGCCGTCGGCGTCTTTCGCCTCGGCGGCGCAACGAAAACCCACGCCTACGCGATCCGTGGCGCGGCACTGCAAAACCTCCCCCGGAAGATAACGCACACGGAAATCCATATCGACGTGTGCCTCGCGCAGTTGCACCACGCCCTGCCTGCCTACGCGCCGACCGAGTGGCTATGCGGCCAAGCGGCGTCCGTTAGTGACGTGCTCAGTGGATCGCTAGGCGAACCGGCCCGATGGTTCGACGGGAGGGACGGGCAATGAGCAGGCCGCCACGAACGCAATGGACGCCGATGGGCAAAATGAACAAACGAATGGCCGTCTACTCGCTCGACGAGACGCCGACGGCAAGCGGGGGGACCGATGACACGGCAATCGCGCTGATGACGATCCAAGCGGCCCTGATACCGCTTAGCGGAAACGAGCGATGGATGGCGGGTGGGCAGTTTCGATTGGTCACCCACCGAATCACCACACACTACCGCAGCGACATCACCGAGAAAATGAAGGCCGTTTATGACGGCCGGACGTTCGAGTTCACCGAGGTGGTGAACGTCGAAGAGATGAACCGCGAATTACAGATCATCGCGATCGAGAGCAAGGCATGAATCTGGTCACCACAATCCGAGCGATCCTGATTGCCGAGTCCGACGTTACGGACATCGTCGACACCGGTGACGACGCGAAGATATGGGACGCATGGCCACGCACCATCACCGCACCGCTGATCGTTATCGAGAACGACGGCGAGGCCCAGGATCCGGAACTTGACGGGACAGTCGAGTGGGTTACGTCTGAGGTGACGATCACCTGCCGGGCCGAGACATCGACGGAAGCCCACACGCTACAGCGGGCGGTGCGCAGTGCGTTGGCCGGGCTCGATACTGACGACTGGTCGGCACTGTTGGATTACTCGACACCCGCGAGTATGCCCAAGAAAGACGGCTCGACGGCTCACTGGTACGACCAGGTAATGAGTTTCACGTTCACGTTCTCGGAGGCGGCGTGATGGCAACCGACCACCTCAAGGGCCTCGGCAAGATGCTTCGCTCACTGGATGCCGTGTCTGGTGCAAGCAAGAAGGCGGCCACGGCTGGTGTCAACGCGGGCTTGGCGTTCCTGGTGCGGACCATGAAGAAAACGATCGACGGATCGTCGGCCGACCCGAGCGTCAAGCGGATTGCCAAACAGACGATCGGCAAGAGGATCATGCGGCAGGGCCGGGACGTCAAGGAAGGCAAGGCTGGATTCTGCGTCGGCAAGAAGAGCAAAAAGACACTCGCCGGCGTGTCGGCCGCGAATATCCATTGGTTCGTCGTCGGCACCGCCGACCGGCAAACGCAGAGCGGAGACGATCGCGGACAAATGGACCCGATGCTCGACGGTGTAATCGATACGGCAATCAGCGTAGGCGCGGCCCCGGCACTCGCGGCAGCCGCCGAGAAATCTAAACAAGTCCTGGCCCGAGAAGCGGCCAAAGCAAAATCGAAAGGATAGACCCATGGCAAAAATCAAGTGCAAGGGGACCGTGCTCCAGCAAACCATTGCGTCGACGCTCACGGCCGTCGCGCAGATCGCTTCGATCACCCTGCCCGACATGGAGTCGGAAACGACCGAGGCAGATACCCTCGACGAAACCGACGCCGGCATTCCGTACATGTCGACCGGCCGCACGGAAGGCGGCAGCGTCTCCGGAGAGCTGTTTTTCGACCCGGCGTTGACGGGGCACAAGGCGATGCTGGCCCTATTGACGACGCCGGCCTCGGTCGTGTGGAACATCATCTTCGCGAATACGGCTACAACCGAGTGGCTGTTTACCGGCGTCGGGTTCGGTTTTGGTGGCTCCGTCGCGTTGCCCGAGGCACTCAAGGGCAACTTCTCGATCAAGCTCAGCGGCTTGCCGACGTTCCCGAGCTAACCGTTTTGTAATTTCACCTTCTGCTATCGAAAGGAATCCTTCGATGAAAGCGACGTATTTGCGACCCCTGCGAAAAGTGTTCAACGCGGGCACCCCAGAGCAACGTGTCGAGATGATGCCGGCCGGTTACATTCACGAGGCACCGGACGTCTACAGACTCGTTCAGCACGGCTGCGCCATACCGGCCGACGACGAATGCCGCGAAGCGTGCGGCATGACCGAGGAGGATATGGCGAAGGCCCAGAAGTCTTATAAGCGAACCGCCGCCGGGATCGACCCCGACGACTACCAAGCGTTCGACGACGGGCTGATGATCGGATACGACCCCAAGGGTAACTCGATCCCCGGCCCCAATGCCGAGCAGGCCGAAGATCTTGAGGACGACGAAACCGACGACTTCGACGATGAAGCCGTCTCAACCGAGTGAGGAACCCAATGAGCGAAGAAACCACGAAGACCGACACCGCCGCCGTTGCCTCGACTGCAATCGCAGGACCCGGCGACTTGTTCGGGAAGCAGGCCGTGCGACGGTTCAAGATCCTCGATCCCCTGCCCGTCAAGGGCGTCGTGTGCCGTATACGATCACTGACCGAGCGGGAGGTGTCGGACTATCAGACGCAAGTCGTGTCGTCCAGCGGAAGCGGAATGCGGAAGGACAAGTTGCGGTCGGCGTCGCGTCGCTTGATTTCCAAGTGCCTCGTTGACCAAGCGGGGCAGCCGTTCGTTTCCGGCAAGCAAATCGCCGAGATGGCCGAGTGGGATTACGCGGACGTCGGATTCCTTTATGAGGAGTGTGCGAAGCATGTCGGCCTGAACACCGACGACATCGAGAGTCTGGTAAAAAACTCCGAGGAGACCCACGCCGAAGACTAGCGTTGCGTGAGGCGTCCCGTGGCGGTCGCGTCGACGTCGATCGGATGCTCGACGAGATCGAACCATGGCAGTTCGACGAGTGGGTTGTGTTTCGGCGAATCGAACCGGATCCCGACGAGTGGTTGCGTGAGATCGTTCGACGCGGCTTTCAGTTGGTTCTGGCGACACAGGGCAAGGGTGTGGAAGCGGTAGACTTGGATCCATGGTACGAGGAGCCGTCCGCCGCGAGCGACCAGGACGGGCTGGTAAGTGCGTTACGAATGGCACATGGAGCTAGAGGCAAGTAAGGCTTCGGGTTCCAGCCTTGCCGGGCGGGGCGTCGCTTGCGGCGCTTCGTTCGTTTTTCCCTAACCGAGTGATTTGGGTAAGTGGTGACGGTATGTCAACGGCAATCGGCGATCTTGTCGCGAAGATGCGGATGGACTCGTCGCCATTCATGGCGAGCGCCAAACGCACTAAGGGCATGATGAAGCAACTGGACACCTCAATTGTTTGGTCGATGCGGCGTTGGGGCGCCGAGGCCAAGAAGATGTCGCAGGCGTCCGACACGCCGATGCGTAAATACAACAGGCGACTCAAGGAAGTTAACCGGGCATTCCTTGCGGGGAGCGTTAGTGTCGACGAATACGCAACGTCGGTAGCCAATCTTGACGGAATCCTCGCACACGAAACCGCCGTGGAATTGGCGGCCACGAATGCGACGAAGGCAAAGGCCGTTGCGGCCGCCGCCGCCTCCGTAGCGGCGAAAAAGAAGGCGCAGTCAGACGCGATGGCGGCCTCGTCCGCTTCCGTGTTGTCGTCTATACAGAAGCGCGCCGCGAGCGTGACTACCGCCGGACTGTCTCCCCTGCGGCTCTATCAGCGAGAGATCGCGGAACTCAATGTCCTGCAATCTCAGGGGGTAATTACCGCACGGGCAAATGCAGCCGCACAAAAGAATCTCGCGATAATACACGGCCAGACATCCGTAGCGATTGCCGCCGCCGCAAAGAAGGCCCGCATGGCCCGCATGGCGGCGGTCGGCTCTGGCGCGGCGAGAGTTGGCGCGGGCGCTGGGGCAGCGTTCGTAGTTACGGCAGCGCTGGCCGCCCGCTCGTCTGAGAGGTTTAATCAGGACATGCGGTCGTCCCTGGCGATCATGCAGGGCGTCAATGCCGAGATGCGCGCGGATATGGAGCGTACGGCGTTCGACGTGGCCCGAACAACCAAGTTCGCGGCCAATGAGGCGGCGCAGTCTTACTTCTTTCTCGCATCGGCCGGGCTGAACGCCAAGCAGTCCATAGCCGCGCTCCCGGTAGTAGCACAATTCGCGACCGCAGGGATGTTCGATCTTAGCAGGGCAACCGATTTACTTACTGACGCACAGTCTGCGCTAGGCAAGACGGTCAAGGATCCGATCAAGAACCTCAAGAACATGACGAAACTGGGCGACCAGCTGGTCAAGGCGAACACACTGGCCAACGCGAGTGTCGAGCAGTTTTCCGAGGCACTGACGAGCAAGGCGGCGGCGGCTATGCGGATGGTCAACATGGAGACGGCCGAGGGCATTGCCACGCTGGCGGTGTTTGCCGACCAGGGGCTCAAAGGGTCGGAGGCCGGAACTGCCTTTGCCATCGTGTTGCGTGACCTGCAAACGAAGGCGATCAAGAACAAGGAAGCGTTCGAGAAGCTCGGCGTTCAGGTGTTCGACGGAGCGGGCAAGTTCCGTAATATGTCGCAGATCGTTGGTGACCTGGAGACATCGCTGTACGGGCTGAACGACGAGCAGAAGAAGGCCACGTTGTTGCAGCTTGGCTTCTCGGACAAGTCGGTCGCGTTCACGCAAACGCTCCTCGGCACGTCGCAGAAGATGCGAGAGTACGAGGAGGCCATCGCGAAAGCCGGCGGCACCATGAAAAAGGTCGCCGACAGTCAGTTGACGCCGTTCGCCAAGGGGTGGGAGGCAGTTAAGGCGTCCTTGGCAGAATTCTCGGTCGCCGCGGCAACGGGGCCGATGGCTGAACTTGGCAAGGCGATGGAGGAACTTGCGAAGCCAGGTGGCGACCTGATTACAATGCTGAATGCCATTGTCGACGGGATTGATACAATAAATACGGCAGCCCTGAAATACGATCGACTTTCGACTAAAGCTGGTAGGGTAGTTACCTGGGGCCGCGAAAGGGACGATTATGATCTCTATATCAAACAGCTTGATATGGCGATTGCCAAGAGAGAAAAAGCCACGTCCGAACGTCTGGCAATTCGCGCAAGAGGCGGCAAGCCGAAACCGCAGACGGAAGCCGAACGTCTGGCGAAGGCCCACGCCGACATAGAAGCGTCTGCGATGCGATCACTCCGCAAAGGGCGTGCCGACATCCGCAAACTCGACGCACAGGCAGCCAATCAGCAGCGAACCAAGGACATGGAAGCGGTGATCGCAAACGAAAAGGCAGCCAATAAAGTTCGCGGCGGCTTCGTCGACAGCCCGCTCCAGGAATATCAGAAGCGAATTGCCGAACTCGACAAACTGCGCGGTGCCGCCGGCGGGTTGACGAATGAAGAATATCGCCGGGCCTCCTCAGGTGCCCGCAAGGACGCTATCTCGGCCATGCAGCGAATGGAAGAGAAGAAGGTTCCCGACGAACTTATCAACGGGCCGCCGCTCGACGACGATCGCCGCGGTAAACAGGTGGACGCCACCGCCGGCAGGATCCACGAACGGGACGGTGCGGGGACCTTCGGTGCAATCCTGACCGCCATGCGAAACGACCCGGCGGAGGATGCCGCCAATGAGACGGCGGCCAACACGAAGGCGGCGACGGAACTACTGGTTGACATCGACAGGAACCTGGAAGGCTTCGATATAGGTGACGCATGAGCAAGCACCACAAACACGAAAGGCCCCGCCATGGCACTCGATAGCATTAGCGAACTGCACGACGGCCGGGTGGGTGCCGACTCCGTGTCGACGCGATCTTCGACGGAGACTTTCATTCGCCGCTTCCGCGTGATTATGACGAGCCAGTTCGACGGGCCGAGTGAGGTGAAGGCGGCCATGCCGTCGCTCGGCGTGTCGCATCCCGACAACGTGTTCGCCACTTGCGTTCGGCGTCGCGCGGCCAGTCACAACAAAGCCAAGAAGGTGTGGATCGGGACGGCCGAGTATTCGACCGCCGGCCCGAAAGAGAATCCCTTCGACGAGCCGGCGGTGATCCAGTGGAGTACAACGTCGGCCGTCGAGCCGTTCTACAAGGACTCCGACGACGACGCCATTCTCAACAGTGCCGGAGATTACTACGAAGAGGGACTCAAAGACGACGTGTCGCGATGGACGATCTCGATTTGCGTGAACGTGCCGTTCATGCCCGCGTGGGTTGACGGCTACAAGGACGCCATCAACGAAGACGCCGTTATCATCGACGGGTTTCCGGTGGCCGCCGAAACCGCCCGCATTTCCGGAATTCGACTCGGCAAGTGGGAGTCGCGAAACGACATTGCCTACCGCGTGTTTGATCTGGAAATCAAGCTCAAGGATTCGTGGACCCGCGAGGTGTTGGACCAGGGTATGCACTGCAAGGATCCCAACAACGCCGCGAAACGCCTCCGGTGCGTGAACGACGACGGAACGCCGTCAACCAAACTAAAACTGCTCGACGGCAACGGTGCCCAACTGGCGAATCCCTCGCCTGCGAACGCCGTATTCAACGAGCACGACATCCGTAACCTGCAACCGTTCTCGGTATTGCCGCTGAACTGATACGAGGAGCCCTATCTGTTATGTCCGACGAAATCAAGGCGTCCGTCAATGTTCGCGTTGTCAACGGTGCGTTTGCCGACCAATTCACGTTTTCCGGCACGGGCATCGATCAGTCCGCGATCGGTCGCGGCGGCTACGTCCAGAGTATCGCGACAACCGAGACGGTGATCGACTTCG